TGTTAGAGACTCGGTATCGTCTGAAAACTAGACCTGGTGGAGTCATTATGACCCTCTTATGAGTTTACGGCATCTCTCAAATGCCGTTGGTGCGGGTGGAGTTACTACCGTCCAGTTTCTTGCTTCTGGTCAAAGAGCAAGTGGCGTGCATGGCAAGACCTTATGGGGAGAGTTGCATAAACTCTCCTTTTTTAGTATAATATAAACAAAGTAATTTTTCTCATGAAAATAGGATTTCAATGTAGTTCTTTCGATTTATTTCATGCTGGTCATGTTACTATGCTTAAGATGGAAAAAGAATTATGTGATTACTTAAAAGTAGCACTTCAAGTGGATCCTACCATAGATAGACCTGGAGTTAAAAATAAACCAGTACAATCCATATATGAAAGATATGTTCAATTGCAAGGGTGTAAATATGTGGATGAGATTTTAGTATATGAAACAGAATTAGATTTGCTTAATTTAATTCAAACACAAACGTTTCATATTAGGTTTTTAAGTGAAGAGTATAAAGACAAAGAATTTACTGGTAAACAGTATTGTATTGATAATGGAATTCATATACATTATCATTTGAGAAAACATACATATTCTTCAACTGAAATAAGAAATAGAGTATATGAACTTGAAAAAGTAAAAATGTTTGAAAAAACTGATGAGGTTATAGAACAATATTCCCCAGAACTTTTGGAGAAGTATAAGTAATGTCAATTTTAGTTACGGGTGGAGCAGGTTTTATTGGAAGCAATTTTCTCAATACTTTAATTGATTCTTGTGATGATGAAATTATTTGTTTGGATAGTTTAACTTATGCTTCCAATTTAAATAATGTTCCAAAGGAAGTAATTTTACTTCCATATGATATATCAAACAAAGATAAAGTATTTGAAATTTTTACTACACATAAACCAAAATATGTTTTTCATTTTGCCGCAGAAAGTCATGTAGATAATTCTATTAAAGACTGCACTCCTTTTATTCAGACAAATATTATTGGAACTGTAAATCTTCTTATGGCTTCTCTAAAATATGAAGTTGAAAAGTTTATGCACATTTCTACTGATGAAGTATATGGTTCTATAGAAAATGGATCTTTCACAGAAGAAACTAATTATGACCCTAGAAATCCATATTCTGCATCAAAAGCATCTAGTGATCACTTTGTAAAGGCATTCAATAATACATATAATTTACCTACGGTTATTACAAACTGTTCTAATAATTATGGTCCAAGACAACATAGAGAAAAACTTATACCTCAAACAATATGTAACCTTTTAAGAGGTAAGAATGTTCCTGTATATGGTGACGGAAAACAAATTAGAGATTGGTTATATGTTCAGGATCATTGTGAAGCATTAATAGAAGTATGGAAGGGGGGTAAAATTGGAGAGAAATATAATATTGGAGGAGAATGTGAACTTCATAATATTGATTTAATTAGAAAAATTATTTCTATGATGGGAAAAGAAGAAAGTATGATAGAATATGTAAAAGACAGGCCGGGACATGATAGAAGATACTCAACTAGTATTAATAAAATTTCTGCTAATTTAAGTTGGAGACCAAAATTTGATATTGATGAAGGACTTAAAAAAACAATTGATTGGTATGAAAAAAATAGAGACTAGCGTTGATGGTGCTTATGTTCTTGAGGTTGAGAAGTTTGGAGATGATAGAGGTTTCTTTATGGAGTCTTTTAATCTAAAAACATTTCAAGAGGAAGTGGGTGACTTTAATTTTGTTCAAGATAATCATTCGATGTCATCAAAGGGTGTTCTAAGAGGATTACATTACCAAATTAAACATCCACAAGGTAAATTAGTAAGATGCACTAGGGGAGAAATATTTGATGCTATTGTTGATTTAAGAACTTATTCTCCAACATTCAAAGAGAAATATACTATTAAATTAGACAGACCTGATTTAATGTTATGGGTTCCGCCAGGTTTAGCTCATGGATTTTTCACTGTATCTGATGAAGTTGAGTTTGAATATAAAGTTACTGATTATTATTATCCGCAATATGATCGTACTTTAATGTGGAATGATAAGGAGATTGGAATATTATGGCCATTCTATGAATATTGGGGATATCCAGAACCAAAATTATCAAAGAAAGATAAAAGAGGATTATCTTTTGAGGAGTGTTATAAGTATGAATAAATTATCTGTGTTTGGAGGAACTGGATTTGTCGGGGTAAATTTTATGAAAAACAAGTGGAGTGCATGGTAAGACCTTATGAGGAGAGTTGCATAAATTCTCCTTTTTTGGTATAATATTATAATGTTGTATGATCAGTTTTAATGCTATAGGGCAGTACCCTTGCAACTACGAAGACAATAGAGAAAACAAAGTTTTTAGATTTAGTGATTACAAATGAAAACACTTAAAGAAATTCTTGAAGAATATAATCTGAATATTACAACAAATCCAGATTATGGTACAGATAAGGGAGATCCAAAAACATTTGTTGATGGATTTTATCAAGAAAAGTTTGAACCAATTAGGAATAAAAAACTCACTTTAGTTGAGATTGGAGTCCGTTCGGGTGCTTCTCTAAAAATGTGGAAAGAATTTTTTTCTAAGAGAGCTACTATCATTGGTATTGATAATCTTCAAGACTTTAAAGATAATCGAACACCAATTAATAAAGAATGGACAACAGATGGTGTCCAATTTATTGATGCAGATGCCTACAGTCAAGATACTGTAGATGGTATTGACGGTAAGATTGATATTCTTATTGATGATGGTCCACATACTTTTCAAAGTCATCTTGAACTTCTGAAGTTATATCTTCCGAAGATGAATGAAGGTGGATATATTGTCATCGAAGATATTTCTTATCCTCCAAATAATCTCTACGATGCTGTCCCAGAAAATTATAGAGAAAAGTCTTATGTATGTGACTTTGGTGGATATGATGATAGACTGATTGTTATTGAGGTTTGAACTTATGAAAGTATTTGATGTCTTCTTATTTTTTAATGAACTTGATCTTTTGGAGATTAGATTAAATTTACTCTATCCGTTTGTTGATTATTTTGTAATTAACGAATCCACTAAAACATTTTCAGGTCAAGACAAACCCTTTTACTATCTAGAAAATAAAGATAGATTTGAGAAGTTTAATGATAAGATTATCCATAATATTATCGAACTGCCTAAGGATCAACAACTAGATGATCTTGGGATAAAATATAATACCCCAGTTAGATGTCATCAAAATGATGCCTTCCAGAAGAATAATATTGCAGACTTTCTTGATACTGTCTGTGACTCTGAGGATGTCATCATTTGGAGTGATATTGACGAGATTCCAAAGCCAGAAGTCATTGAAAATATGACTGACTTCTATACTCCCGGTAAAGTATATAACTTTGCTCAAGAGTATTGTATGTGCTATCTGAATATGGTTGAGAAGACTGGTGTTTTTAGAGCACAGACTGCAGATTTTGATTATGAGGATTGCCCCAAATGGATAGGGACAAAGATGTTTGATTTTTCTTTTTTAGAAAGATATACTCTAACTGATTTAAAAAGAGACTTGCCCAAAGAAGAAAATATTAGACTTTATCCTGGTGGATGGCATTGGACTTACGTTGGTAGTGAAGGATCTTCGGTAGAAGATAGAGTTATTACTAAAATTGATAGTGCAGCACATCAAGAATATAATAATGAGTCTGTAAAGAAGATGATTACTGATCGTCTAAATTCTAATTCGGATCCATTGGGTAGGAATGAAGGCAGATACGAAATTGTTGAGATTGATGATAGTTATCCTGATTTCATTCTGAACAACCAAGAACATTATTCATATTTGATTAAAGATGTTAGCAACTGAAATTCTAAAAGGGCAAGGTATTGGTAATCAACTATTTTGTTATGTGACCGCAAGGTCAATCGCTCATACTAGAGGATTGGATTTTGGCATTAAAGATAGTGGTTGGAGTGGTGATAAAAGATATAATCAAGATGGATTCTATTGGTTTGATCTTGACTGGGGACAAGAAGTTCTAGATGGTCTAGATGTTTATTATGAAAAAGAAGTAAGAAAAAAACTCAATACATGTCATCATGACATGACCATTGGATGTGATATCAGAGGATATGACCAAGGACTAATGGATGTTCCTGATAACACCATGATTTTTGGTAACATGCAGGATGAAAAGTACTTTCATCACAACAAAGAGTTGGTCAAAGAGTGGTTAAAGGTCAAGAAAGAGTATGATACATACGACTATATGGACGATGATGTTTGTGTGTTGAACTACAGAGGTGGTGAGTATGTTGGATTTCATGAACTATATTTGACTAGAGAATATTGGATGAATGCCATGGAAAACATGACAAAGATCAATCCAAATATGAAATTTGTCACCATTACTGATGATATAAATGCATCACAGACCCTTTTGCCAGAAATTCCAGCATATCATTTCACTGTTGATAAGGATTATGCAATCATCAAGAACTCAAAACATGTGATTTTGTCCAATTCTAGTTTCCCATTCTTTGCTGTGTATACTAGTGATACTATTGAGAACATCATTGCTCCCAAGTATTGGGCTAGACATAATGTCTCTGATGGATATTGGGCAATGTCGCAGAATATATACAGTGGCTGGACATATCAGGATAGATATGGTAATATATCAACATCTGAGGAGTGCGTGAAGGAATTGGGGAAGTATAATGGATAAATCTTTGGTAGTTTCCAACTACAATACGGAACTTAATTGGTTGAAGGAGACATACTCTCATGGGTTTTCTCATGAGAATACTTTCATCTATGATAAAAGTGACAAAGAAATGGATTTTAACCGTCTAGGATGGATTACAAGGGTCCCAAATTATGGTGCAAATCAGTATGATTATATCTCATTTATCATTGATCACTATGATAATCTTCCAAAGATGTCATATTTCATAAAAGGGAATCTATTTTCCAAACATGAAAACTATTATACAACTAGGGAAAGATTCTCTCAGATGTTAGATTCTGAAGAACTCTTTAGTGGTTGGCAAGATAAACAACTGTTGGTCGATAATTTTTGCCATACTAGTACCACTCCTTTAGAGATTCTTCGTGATGGTAGATTGCGTCAACCAATTGGTTGGTGCAGTTTTGGGGGCAATCCATCTATGGAGAGTAGGTATTTTTCAGATCATACTTCACTTGTAAATTCATTTTTTGTAAATCCACCTCCAACAGATGTAATTGAGTTTGTACCTGGATCAATCATGGCAGTACCTAAGGAAAATATTTTAAGATATAGTAAAAATCTATATCAAAAATTGAAAGATATTGTATCTTATAAACCAGAACCACCACTCAATCCAACATGTACTGAAGCCTTTGTTATTGAAAGAATTTTCTGGTTTATGTGGACTAACAACCTGATTGAATCGGACCAATAAACATGAGTAAAATTATTTAAAATGAAAAATCAACACGGATACTGCTATTCAGAGGTATTGCCAATTGCAAATTATTCTCCTTGGGATGGTGATGAACAGTTTAAATTAATATACAGTACAGTGACTAGACCCTCACCTTTTGGTCATTGGACAATGACTCAAATTGATAGGTATAGGTCTTATGAATTGTGGAAACTGGTAGAGCAAAGTTCAAAATTAAAAGAAGGTAGTCTTATTGAGATTGGGACGTGGTGTGGTGGATCTGGTGGGTTAATCGGATCAATAGCTAGAAGTTCTGGCATATCAGATACTTTTTATATGTGTGATACATATAAAGGTATTGTGAAGGTGGATAAAAGTCAAGATTCTCACATGGAAAATGGAATGCTTGATGATGCAACCTATGAATGTGTTGATTTTTTAATCAATAAAGTTTTGGGTATTGAAAATGTAAAAATTTTAGAGGGTATTTTTCCAGATGATACGTCGCACCATATTCCTGATGATGAAAAATTTAGATTTTGTCATATTGATGTAGATGTCTATCGAGGATCTGAGGATATTGTCGCATGGATATGGGATAGATTGGTTCCTGGTGGGATTATTGTTTATGATGACTATGGATTTGATACTGCTGATGGAGTTACCAAACATGTTGAGGAACAAAGAAGTTGTGAAGATAGAATAGTTATTCACAATTTGAATGGACATGCTATTATTATTAAACTTTTTTGAGTTATAATAAATA